CAAGCCGAAGCTCGAAAACTTCAAGACGCTCGAGGAGTATCAGGAAGCTCTGACGGACTGGAAACTCGACGAGCGCGAGCGCACCCGCAAAGAAGCGGACGCGCGAACGGCTCAAGAGGAAGCAGCCCGCACAGAGCAGGAAAAGTGGACGGCGAAGGAAAAGGCCGCACGCAAGGCGCATGACGACTACGACGACCTGATCGATACGGTGGTGATCCCGGCAGGGCCGGGAGTCCTGGCCGCCCGTCAGGCCATGCTCGAAGACGAACACGGCGCCGAACTCCTGTACCACCTGGCGAAGCACCCGAAGGAACTCGAGCGCATCGCTGCGCTGCCACCAGCCAGCGCAGTTTTGGCGATCGGCAAACTGTCTGCGAAGTTCGACACCCCTGCCACTGAAACCAATGGAAAGCCACGCATAACGGGCGCACCCAAGCCGCCGCCGCCGTCTGGGAGGCCTTCGAAGGCCACTCCGGACTCGATTGACGATCCGGAAGTCAACAAGGATTTTCCGCGGTGGGAGCGGTTACGGAAGGCGCAATTAGGGAGATAAACAGTGCCCAATACCCTTCTGACCTGGAGCATGATAACCAACGAACTCCTGCTCAGGTTCAAGAACAATCTCGCGTTCGCAGGCGCTCTCGAGCACACCTGGGACGATAAATTTGCCGTAACCGGCGCGAAGATCGGCGACACGCTGCGCTTGCGCGAGCCGGTCTTATTCGCCGCAGGGACGAATCCGGACATCACCGCGGCCATCCAGGACGTGATCGAAACCCAGAAAACCCTGACGCTGAATACGCAGGCCGTGGTGGCGTTCCAGTTCTCCTCGAGCGAGCTGGCGTTGTCGATCGATTCGTTCAGTGACCGCTACCTGAAGAGCGCGGCCGTCTCGCTCGCCAATAAAATCGACGTCGACGGACTCACGATGGCGTATCAGGCTACCGCCAATACCGTGGGCACGCCCGGCACTCCGATCACCGCACTGGACCCGTTCTGGTCCGCGGGCGCCACTCTCGATGAGAACTCCGCGCCGATGGACGGGGAACGCTATATGGTCATTTCCCCGCGGCAGCAGGAAGGCGTCCTCAAAGCCGCGCAAGGGCTGTTCCAGTCCAGCACCCAGATCAAGCAGCAGTACGAGCGGGGCCGCATGGGCACAATGGGCGGCTTTGAGTGGATCATGGACCAGAACGTCCGCACCCACACGGTAGGCCCGCTCGGCGGCGCCCCGCAGGTTGGCGCGGCCAGCCAGACCGGATCCACCCTGGCAGTCACCGGCTTTACCGCGGCTGCCGCGGCCCGGTTGAAGAAGGGCGACACGTTCACGCTGCCGACCGTATTTGCGGTCAACCGGGTATCGGGCGACACTCTGGCGGCACTGCAGAAGTTCACCGTGACCGCGGACGTCTCGTCCATCGCTGACGGATCGGCGGTCATCCCGATCTCTCCATCCATCGTCGTCACGGGCGCGGGCAAGACCGTGTCCAACTCGCCGGCCGCCGGCGCGCCGTTGACCATCACCAGCGGCACGGCGGGTTCGCTTTCGCCGCAGGGCATCGGCTTCCACAAATCGGCGTTTGTCATCGGCATGGCGCCGCTTCCGGTTCCGCTGGGCGAGCACTACGCCGCGAACCAGCAGGATCCGGACACCGGCTGCAGCGTCCGGGCCGTAAGCCAGTACGATATCAAAACCGACAAGTTCATCACCCGGTGCGACGTATTGTACGGCTTCGCAGCGCAACGTCCTGAGTGGGCCGTTCGCATCGCCAGCTAACCAGGAGCAGTCACGCTATGGAGCCATCCAAAGACTACCCGCGCATGATGTTTCACCGAACCAAAGAGCCGGTGATCGTGAAATCGCACGAGGAAGAGGATGGCTTAGGTCCGGAGTGGTCGCGCATTATCTGGCCGGCGTCTGCCATCGCCGCGCCAGAGCCTGCGGCCACTCCTGAACCCCCGGAACCGCCGCAGGCCGGCTACGCCGAAGCGGTTCCGGAACCTGGCGGCCCTGCCGGCCAGGTGACGGCGCTACGGCATGCCGTGGCAGCCCGCAAGGAGACTGCGCCGGCCGCTCCAATCCGGCCGGCGCGCGTCCTGCCCAAACCGCCGGCCAAACCTGCAACGAGGAGATCCAAAAAATGATGCCCGAAACCGAACGCGACGTGAAAGAGTGGCTGGCCGCCAATCCTACGGAAGCCTCGCCCGATGCGTACCCCAAGCTGATGTACAACGTCAACCTGCCGCCGCTGATTGTCCGGGACGCAGACAACGAGAACGCACTGGGCGAGGCCTGGCGGCAGTTGAATGTGGGCGTAATTCCGGAAGTGGCGCCGGTCACCATCGATCCCGAAACCGCGGACGTGGCGGCCGCGGGCGGGTCCGGTACATTCCACGTCACGATCACCGGCATCGGCCTCGAGAACACGTGGACCGCCACCAAGGACTCCAGCGCGGACTGGCTCACATTCACGCCCGACACACCGCAACCGGCGGATGGTGACGTGACTTATACCGCCGCGGCCAATCTGGACGTGGAGCGCACCGCAAACATCTACGTTAACGGGAAAACCTTCGTAATTACGCAGGCCGCAGGGGTCTAGGTGCGGAGGTGCGTGCGGAGTGGCGGCAGTGCCGCCACTCCGCCCGCTCGCAGGCGAATACAACCACAAGGAGTAGACAACAATGGCTTATCAAACACCACCGGTGGGCACGATTCTGCCGGCCAAACCAAATACGAGCGTACCGAACCCCGGCCCTGTCCACGGCACCGGTTCCGGCACCGACGAATGGCTCCAGGCGCAGGCGCAGGACACCGCATACGATAAAAACCTTGTCCTTCTCGAGGAATGGCATGCCGCGCAAAAGGATTCTCCCTCGCACGCCCAGCGTCTCGGCGCTGATTTTAGCTGGGCCGTCGTTGTCATCGAGGCCGAAGCGGGCGGGGTGACGTTCGACCTCCAAAAGCGCGGGCCGGCCGTAAGCACGCTGGAGAGCTAATCCGATGCCAACCGCGGGCGAGTTGATCCACTCTTCGATGCGTTTGATCGGCGCGATCGCGGCTGGCGAAACGCTCGAAACCGCCGAACTTGCCGACTCCCTGGTCACGCTCAACCAGATGCTGGCATCGTGGTCGATCGAGCGCGTGACCGTATACGAGATACGGCGCGACTCGTTCCCGCTCACCGGCGCGCAGTCGTACACGATGGGGCCGGCCGGCGTCTTCGCCGCGGCCAGGCCCGCGCAGATCGTGGCCGCCCGCGCCTCAAGCGGCAACTACGGCCGCAGCATGCGGATCGTCGACGTAAACCGCTGGACGGAGATCCTCGAGCGGGGCGGCGCCATCAACCTGCCGATGCGCGCATACGTCGATTACCAGAACCCGCTGGCGACGGTGCATCTCTGGCCCGTGCCCCTGGCCGGCACGGTGATCGAACTCTACACGCTCCAGGAGTTCACCACCTTTATCGACGGCCTGGCGCCGCCGCCGCCGCCGCCGATCCACAACTTCCAGACGCAGCGGATGACGTATACCCTGCCCGGCGGCACGTCGTCGTTCACGATCGGCCCCGGCGGCCAGTTGGCCGCGCCGCGGCCGGCCCGGTGCGATGCGATCGCGGCCAGCAGCGGCACGTACCGGGGCACGGTGCAGATCGTTTCCGCCGCGGAATGGTCGACCATGCTCGAGCCTTCCGGGGCGCCGATCACCGTGCCGATGGAGCTTTACATCGATTACGGTTTCCCGGCCGTGACCCTGAACGTCTGGCCGGTTGGTGCGCCGGGAACCATCGAGGTTCACTCGCTCCAGGCGCTGCAGTCGTTCGCGGCCATTGGCGATACGGTGGCGCTGCCGCCCGGGTACGAAGCCGCCATCCGGTACAACCTGGCCGTGGCGCTGCTGCCGGAATACCCGCGGTCAGAGGTCGATCCTTCGCTCATCAGCCAGGCCCAGAACTTCAAGGCCTCGTTGGTACAACTCAACGCCGCAACCCAGATGCTCTCGCAGGCGCCCGCTGCGCAAGGAGTCGCATAATGTTCGCCACACGCCCATTCCGCGCAGTGACCGCAGCCGGCATTGCGGCCCGCTCTCTTGGCAGGCCCGCGGCCGCTTTCCCGGGCCGGGTGGCGACCGATGCGGACCTGATGATCGCGGTCGATCGGCAGCAGACAAGGCTGGCTCTCCCGCTCAATGCGTCCGACACGTCGATGACGGTAGTCGATCCGTCGTCGATCGGCGCCAACAACCTGCTGACGATCGATGCCGAGATCGTGAGAACCACCGGCGCGCCCACCGGCAACGTGGTCCCGATCTCCCGCGGCTTCGACGGCACGACGCCTGTAGTCCATCTGGCAAGCGCCGTCGTGTCCGGGTTCGTCGACGCCTGGCACCACAACGCGCTGACCGCGGAAGTAGAAGCGATCGAGCAGGCGCTCGGGCCGAATCTTTCGGCGATTCCGGCCTCGCCCTGGCTGATCAGTAAAACCTACGACTTTGCCGCGCAGACTCCGGGCGGCAGCCTGGTGGTGGGCGCCAACTCCATCACACTGACGCCCGTGCCGGCCGGGATCAACGGTTCGAATACCGGACACTCCCTCTACATTTCCGGCGGGACCGGGACAGCCGAAGCGGCACTGATCATCGGCGGGTCCGCGGTTAGCGGCGCCGCTACCGGCACAGTGATCGTGCAGTGCGCCAATACGCATTCCGGCGCCTGGACGATCAAAAGCGCCACCGCTGGAATCATGGAAGCGCTGTACGCTGCCGGCCAGGTAGGCAATGTCGCGCAGGGTTCGATCCTCATTCCTGCCGGCACGCATACGGTCTATGGCACGATCGTGCTTCGCAACAACGGACTGGCGCTGCGCGGGATGGCGACCCTGGCCACCACCCTGACGACCACGATGACCAATGCGCCGCTGATCTCGATCCCGGCGAACGCCAGTCAGATCACCATTTCGGACCTCACGCTGATGGGGCCGAACACGGGCACGAATTTCGCGTGCAGTTTTTATAATCAGGCCAACCTGGTCTTCGCGCGCGTGTCGATCTTTCAGTTCGGGCAGGGCTTGTCGTTCACGGGCCGGGATATCACCCAGAACAACCATATCAGCGACGTGTTTATCAGTGGCGTTGTCAATGATGGAATTTATATCGACTCGGCGCCCGCTGCCGGCGGCTATTTCGACAACATTCTCATCAGTGGGACTACCGCGACCAGCACCGGATTCCGCATCGTCAACGGAGTTGGCGGATACATCAACGCTTTCTATACCAACGGGGTTGCATTCGGCATAGTCATCGCACCGGTCACGGGCAATAAGGTTGGCGTGCTCGATATCGTTTCCGGCACCTTCGACGGCTTCGGGCCGAACTCCAATGTGGGCATTCTGTTCCAGCCGGCCGGCGGCGAGGTGAGCATCGTCCGGATCACGGACTGCAATGCGACCGGATTCATTTATGGAGTGTGGTGCAAGCAGGCCAATGCCGCCTCGTATATGGCGGACATCACCCTGACGAATTGCGGCGCCGTGGGCAATAGCGGCGGCGGCTTTCAACTGGAGTACGGGACAAACATCATCCTGCAAAACTGCACGGCGCAGGGGAACGGGACCAGCGGCACGCCCGCGCCGGGAGTGACCGCGGGCGGTAACCCGACGTTGAACGGGCTGCGCATCGACGGCGGATGGTATGCCGCGGGTTCTTATGCTCATGAGGTGAGCGGCGGAAATACCCAAAACGTGGGGATCCTCATCAATGGCGCGACTGCGAACGTCCGCGTTTCCAATCTGGTCGCGACTCCGAACATAAGCGCCGGCGTGTTCATCGCGGGCGTGAACCCGGGCCTCGTCATCGAGAACGTGCGGGGCTACAACCCGGTTGGACCGGCTGGCATCGTGGTGGGCGCCAGCCCGTTCACCTATACCGCGGGCAGTTCTCGCGAGACGGTCTACATCTTCGGCGGCACAGTTTCCAACGTCAGTCTCGGCGGAACTCAGATTGCCGCGGCGAGTCCCACGCAGGTTCAACTCGCTCCTGGCGAGGCCATGACCGTGACGTACAGCGTTGCTCCGTCGATGGTGAAGGACGTTCACTAATGGCAGTCTTTAACGCCGCACTGTTCAATCAGGCGCTATTTTGGGGCGGCGCAGGCGCCGCGGCGCCGGGTCCGATCATTCAGGTGGCGCAAGGCCTGCTCTATCCCGCGCTGCGCAAAGCGGGCGTGACGATCGGGCCGCAGCGCACGCCGTCGCCGGCGCAGTTCCAGGACGCGATCGATGAATTGAACCGCCTGCTCGGTTCGATGTCCTGCGATCCGCTATGGATTTACGGGCAGGACATACTGTCCTTGCCACTCAGCAGCAAGACCGTCTACACCATCGGCATCGATCCCACCGGCAGCGCGCCGGCCGCGGACTTCCCGGTCACCGTGCCGAAGGGCATCACCGAAGCAGTCTACGTGTCGAACGGGCAGCATTACGAGGTCCGGTTGCTCACGCCGCAACTGTGGGCGCAGCAGAATCACGCCGGCGTTTATTTCGACAGGGGATACCCGATCGCCAATCTGTATCTCAACGGCCAACCGTCCAGCGGCAACCTGGACTTGTATGTCTGGCATGTGATCCCCAGCGTTGCGAATCTCGCAGACGTGGTGGTGATTCCGCCAGGCTACGAAGACGCCATTGTGCTGAATCTGGCGTGCCGGCTGGCGCCGCATTTCCAGCGGCAGGTTCACCCGGACCTGCGGCAGCAGGCCCGCGAGTCGATGATGCGCCTGGAATCGATCAATGCGCCGCA